TTCGATTGATACTGCCCCGACCTGAGGGAAAACATCACGAATGTTCAAGAGCCACATATCGGGGCCAACATAGCCGTTCTTCTTAATATCCCAATCAATCAAAGCAAAGAAGTTACCGTAGAGGTTGGAATAAATATCAACCATTCGAAGTTTAGTCAGAAAATCAAACTGAGCATTGGCATGGGGAATAACATATTTATCGAGAACGAGGTTCATCATCATGCTAGTCGCTTGATCGTTAGATGATATTGCCCGCACCTTGCCAGTCGGCAGTTGGGACATCACCCGATAGCCTCTCTCGAGCGTCATTGTCGTCAACTTGGGGTCAAAGACTCTCGACTTAGTTTGGGTAGCCACAGAAGAAGTCAGCTGATTGTGAAAAAGCCTTTCAGCGTCATCCCAAAGGTCTCGCTTGTTCCTCAGATAGTTTTCAGCCGCCCCCTTGCGGGTTAGTATTTGGTCTCGGAGTTTGGTCATTTTAATCTTTCAATTTTGTAATACTTTCTGCTTTTCTTTGTTGACCCTGTGACGAAAAGACACTCATCATGTATATTCAACCCCCTTAATATTCCGAGCACATCCTCTCCCTCCGACATTAACCCTTGCTTTTTCTTTTTCATAATATAATTCACTTTCTCTTAGTCAATAAAAAAGACGCCCCAAGAGGGACGCCTTACTCTGTATCACAACAGTATCGGTCTTGCCTATAATAATACTACACTTGTTTACCGGATGTCAACTCTACATCTTATACCTAATCCGTTTGTTCTTAACAACATTCAGGGTTTCGATATGAGCCTTACTGTCTTTGAGGATAACATTAAAGGTTATTTGACCATATTGTGTTTGTCTCACTTCATTTTCGAGGATAATGTGTAGAGGCAGATTGTTTGACAACAATCGCCTCAACTCCAAGATATTTTCGCTTGACATCAACATATTCCATTAGGCTATAATCTACTATATTACCACCGTTAATGCGTAAAGTAAAAGTGAACAAGCCGTTCTTCTTCGTTTTTATATCCCGCTCGATGTCTAAGTGGGCCGGTATATTATGCTTTCGAATGTCTAGCTCGTATTTCATTTTAGTAAAACCCATCTGTGCCGAACTTCTTAGTGTCATCAGGAAATTCCTCGTCTTCGTTCACTAGCGGCACTCGTTCCGACTGTTGTAACTGCCACGCTATTGCTAAGGCCATCACTAAATCATCGTGTGCCCCCTTCTCTGCTTGTGCCTTCCAAGCCGTTGAGGTCTCGACAACGATAAAAGAGAACAGTTCATCAACTGTCCGCTTGTCATACAGCTTAACCAGCCTCTTGTCAATCGCCTCTTTAAGGTCTGACAACATCTTCGGCCGAGTGGCGGAGTTAGTATCCCAGCCAATCTTCCTCTTTTCGGGGTTGTCAATCGCCCCATAGGTCATCATATTGAATACCCTAAACTTGTTTAAGCGGTTAAGGGAAGCCAACCTCTCCAGCTCAAACACACCACCATTGTTGCGTTCATAAGCCACTGTCGGAGGAACACCGGTAATGTCATATATCCTCTCCAGCTCGCCAAAGACAATCGGTGTCATCTCGGTCGCCAGTGACTTCGAGTGGTAGACAATCGGGACATCTAACTTTGTCTTGCTTAAGAATTGAGCGGCACAATAGTCTGTCCCACCGGCGGCGGTATCGACACCGACAACAATAAATTCACCTGGTTCTATCTTCCTATATCGTCTTAACATTTTTAGTTTCTTGAAAGTAAAGGGCTAATGCCTCAGTGTCAAAGTAACACTCACCACTAGCCAAAAAGGCCTCTTCGGCTGTTTCCGGATATTCTTGCTTATACAAGCGTTTCAACTCTTGTTGCTTCCTGTTAAGAAATTCCGGAGAGTAAAAGTCAGAGGCGGCAAAGAATAAGGGCTTAAAGGGTCTCTCTCCCATTTCGCACTCGACCCACAGTGTCTTCAAAAAGTTAAACCCGTTGGCGGTGGTCTCGATGATAACCTTTCCCCCTGGCACAACCGCTTGTAATGCTCCCGCAAACAGTTTCTCGGGGTCTTGATAATAAGCTAGTTCGGACAAGTGGAGATTGGTTATCGTCTTGCTTCGACCAAAGTTAACGTTGGTCGAAGTGCCAATAGTGTAGCGAGTGTTTAAGACGCTGTTGTAAAGCTCATATTTTGAATTGTATTTTAACGGCACTTTTACTTTGTTGCGTTCCTCATACGACTTGATAAAAAACTTCACTCGACCGAGTAACTCTTGAGCGTTATCAGCAATATCGGCCACTACGACCGAGCGGGAATTGCGCTTGAGCAGAAAATCAGCAGCAAAAATAGCAAGAATAATAGAAGAAAAGCCTTGTTGCCTTGCCTTGAGAATTAAATCTTGCCCCGAACCCTCAAGCAAATATTTATTCTGAATTTTATTAAGGATAAAATCTACTTCAATGCCTTTCTTGTTGACGATACGCAAGTTATCCTCGATAAAACGCTTGTAGCCTGGTTTATATGCCATAGTCTTTTTGCTGTTTCTCTACCTTGCTGCCGTAGACGTTGAATTGCTGTAAAACTTGCGGTTGAACGCTTATACCAAGCCACTTAGCGGCAATTTCTGCCGCCTTTAACCTTGTTGGGTGATCCGGCACTTCAATAAAATCCTTTGTCATCGAATTGGCCTGCTTCATCCCATCACCTTTTTTATTAACCACCATTGCCGAAATCACCTTATTGGCATCTGTCCCATCATTTACCACATCAATTATCCTCCCAAGGGTTAAGCCTTTCATTTCCATCATTGGTCGAACTACATCCTTAAGAGATGCAAGGGTTTCAGAAGCGAGAGCAGAAGCAGAGGCAACATTCTTACAGTTATAGACTTTCATCGCGCTCCTCGTCCCATTTCCTGTCTTAAAATATTCCTTTAAGAACATCTTTTGCTTCGTAGTTAGTGCTTTGCCCTTACCCTTTGTCATACTCTTATTTTATCACCTTCCCAACCTCAAGAGCCTTCTTACCCGTGCCATCACAGTTAAAATTTCTTCGTCGGTTGTCTGACTAAAGGTATATTTTCTCCCTCTATAATCACAAGATGTCGGGCTAAGCATTCGCGTTTCTGATTGTCCCAAAACAAGGTCTCGTAAGTCTTTATTTATTCTCATTGCTTTTATTTTATCACTTTCCCTCTCCCCTCCTCTCCCCTGCTTCGTGTTTTGTGCGGTGGGGGAGTGGTTTGTTCGGCTATTGTTTGGTTATTTACCGTGCCCTTCTTCCACGACCTGTTCCCCTTTTAGGGAGCTTCGTTGTGCCAAATAATCTTTTATGACGCGCTCTGCGTTGCGCTGTTGTTCGGGGTCGACCCGCTCTTCTTCTTGTTGCCATTATTTATCACCTTCTTTTTTAAGTTTTTTCAAACACTCTTCCCCAATATAAAACTTCGGCTCATTCTTGTAATACTTTTTTCCACACGCCTGACAGAACCAGCACTCTCTTTCCCGCTTCTTTGCTATTCTAACCCTTCTTTGTAAAGCCTCTGTTCCCCAGATTTTCTTTTTAGTCATAATATTTTTATTAACAATTCTCTTAAATCAAGGGCGGGTAGGGTTTGACACATGACATAACGAAAACCAAGGCCTATATTAAGATATCCCACTTATCATGAAACTTTTCATATTTGCTTCTACTAGCATTAACTGTCGGAAATAAACTAATTGTAAATTTTCCTTCAACTTCAGAAATAGGAAATAGATACCATGTTTTAAGCAAAGATACATAAAAAGCTACTAAATCTATCATTTCGCTTGTATATCCTCTTTTTCCTTTAACACTACCATGCGTTAACATACATTTAACCTTTTTTCCCCTACTAGAAGTGTCTATTCTTGAAGCTGACTTTACTTGAACTCTAAAAAGCCGACTTCCATTATCTACTATAAAATCATATGGAGCTGGCTTTATTGGAATTGCTACATTTAAACCTAACTCTAAACATTTCGCCAGAAAATAACCTTCACCTACAGCCCCTTTATGTATATTATCTTGTTGCATGGTTTCATTATAAACCTTGCTATTCGTTATGTCAATGTGCAGTACCTACAGCGCCGTCCCTACCTGCGTACCTATTCAAAGACGCTTTTTGTCGGCTTCTACGCCCCTCAGTGGCCTCACTGTCCACCAACCGCCCCTGATGTAAAAGAACTATCTATTTTACCTCCTTAAACGAATCTTATGCCATACTCTAAATACAGTCCATTTTCTAATTTCTCATCAATAAACTTCTCGGCTATATCAATCGCCTCCTCTAAATTCTTCCCCTTGCCAATTAACTCTTTATAATCATTGTCAACACAAGGGTTAATATAGAC